TCCTTTTTATGGAGTCATTGATGGATGCAAACCACAACCGTCATGGGTTGAGATTACTTTGGAGTTAAAATGAAAAAAGAACATTCTTCAGTCAAACTTAGAAAACTGAAAGATATTAGACGTAAAGATTTAGAAAGAAACTTTTTAGATATACAGCTAAAAGGACAGGATCACTATGTTTTTATAAAAGAAAATGGCAAGGCTCAAGTAGTTTATGAAGAGGGTCGGTGGGTCAAAGAACATATAAGAACTGCAGTCCTTAAATTTAATTATGAAGTTGATAAAACTAATAATATGTTAATCAGAGAATTTGAGGATAAATATATTAAAGAATACGAGAAAACTTTAGAATAACTTAAAACGCTTTTTTCTTCTCTTCGGTTTGACAAACTCAAGCTCAACAAAGTGGTTAAGTATAGAGGATAAAAACATATCTTGTTTTAATTTATATCTGACTAAGTGTGTGCAATATCGTTTTATATTATCAATGTCATCAGACTCCATGATTTGTCTGCATTGAAGCTCAACTTCTAGTTCCATTTCTGGAGGAGCTTTCTCTATGTCAATATTAAGAAACTTTTTTATCATTTTACTGGAAAGAGCTTCTCTTCTATCATTTTAACAATTGCGTCATCAACGTCATTGTCACTTTTCTCAGCAGCGGACTTAAGCATAAGAAGTAAACCTTTTCTAATAGATTCAGATTTGCCGAACCTTATGAATAAATTAATTAGAAACTTTGACATGAATTTTTGTTTTCTTTTCCTAACATAGCTAAGTTGGTAATATAAAACAAGAAAGGCAATCATTATGGCTGAAGAACAAGAAGAAAAAGAAGGGACTGATTGGGGAGAAATCTTCGGTCACGCTGTCCGATTCATGATTCTTTGCTGGAGTTTAGCAATGATGACTCTTGGATATATGGATAAAATTCGCAATGATGGAGCGTTTTTAGCTGGCTTGACCAGTGGAGTGCTAGGCTCATACGGTATATCCGTTAACAAAAAGAAACCCTCAAACGCTGCTAAGATAGTGGATAACAAGGACACCAATGTAGGTATCAAATGAAAAAACTTCTTCTTTTATTTCTGTTCTTTCCAGTTGCCTCGTATGCTGATATTCAACATTCAATAACCTCAAGTGTAAAACTTGAAAGTTTATCAGCAGCTACTTCAGCCGACAAAATTGGTTCAAGTTATAGCATCAGTGGAAATAATATAACTACTACAGATTCAAACTCAGCCGCAACTATTGGTGGATTTGGTTCTGTCACATCAGGAACTCCAGCAATAAGCTTTCCCAGTTCTGTTGTCCAAGCAAGTAGTGGCGAGGCCTTCTCATTTAGTACTAGCTACCTCGAAGGGGACGCTACTGCTGGATCAGCACCAACTGTCGGAACAGTAGGAAACTTCAGTGATTTGACTTCAACTGCCGCTGGCTCAGTAGGCACAGCAGCCGTTTCATTAGATAATCACACAATGACACTTTCTGCTGGAACAGGAACTGGAGTTGTTCTTACTGGTCAATTCGTAACAGACTTAACTGTTGATTAATGTGGAAATATCTTCTTTTTATATTTTTTGTTAGTCCAGCACACGCAATTCCTGTCGTGCCAAATTTTACAAGTGCGACAAGCACGAGCCGAAGCGTCACAACAAATAATTTGACAGAAAATATACGAGAAGTTCGCTACAATTCAGGCTATACCTACTCGGTGACAGGATCTGGGATATCTTGCGGAAATTGCGACACGATTTCTATGCCCAATGCAATCGTCACTGAAACCATAAATGGAACGACTTATGAATGGACAGGATTAAATATGGACCAAAAACCAAACTGGCAACAGACAGGTCAAGGTGCTTTTCAGTTTTCGGAGTTTTACAAAGGTCCCTCTTTAGAAAGCGTGATCGATATAACAAGAACGGTTCAGTCAGAAGTGGTTACAGACACTACTATTATCTTCTCCAATTAGTAAGTCTTTTCTCCTGTTTACCAAGTTATGCGAACACCTCCGCTGTGGCCAATCCACAGTCCAATACATCATCCTCAGTTTCTAACTTTGCTACCCAAGTATTAACAGGCCCAATGACTGAGAATACTTATGGAAACGGAATCAAATGCTCAGGAGCAACATTATCTATAAGTCCATTTGCAACGACCTCAGTAGCGATCAAACGACCTCAAGACTATATTTATCACACGCCAGTTTATAACGAGGCTACAGACTCAAATGGCAACCTCACAAACGCTGGTGAGATTCTTTTTCATCGAGAAAATTATAGTGGCAACAAAGATGCGACCTCTTTTAACTTTGGAATTGCCGCAACAGTATCAGTTCCATTAGATAAACGCTTTCAAAATGCGTGTTTGAAAAGTGCAACGACTCAAGAAAAAATACAAAGGCAAATATTATCAAAGGAAAGATTGAATTACGAATTAGCAAGATTAAAAAATTGTGGACAGCTTTATCGTGATGGAATCCGATTTACTAAAGATTCAAAATATTATTCTTTATGCGAGGATGTGGAAGTTGTAGAAAAAATGGGACAAGTTATACCTCATACGCATCAATTAAAATAATTATTTTTTCTTTTTCTTTGTCAGCTTCTTGATCGCAGTTTTGATAAGGTTTTTAAGAAGGTTGGCTATGATAGGACTTGAAGCCGCAGTAACAGCAATAATTGAAGTGTTGACAAGAATAGGAGGGCTAGGAATCCATTTCTCAATAAAGGTGGATGGTTCGTAGACTTCGTAACAGACTTTTCCATCTTCAGAAAGTTTGTGGGATACAACTTTATCAAGCTTGAGATCATTGGCAAACGACCCTACTGGAATATTAGTCTCGTTAGGACATTTAATAAAGAACTCTTTATCTTTCTTGACTTCGGGTTTGTATTCTGGAGGTTGAGGGATATCGGGTTGCTTTTGCTCTGGCTGCTTAACAGGATCGGTTGGAATAAATTTGTCAGGGTTGTACTCAAGAGGTTCAAAAGACGGAATATTAACGACAGGATAATCAAGTTTAGGTTTATCAATTATGTCTAACGTAGTTGGATATTGTTCCCAAGTTTTTATTTTTGGAATATATATCTCTTTTATTTGTATCTGCGGTATATCAATTCTGGGTATTTCCAAGAGGGTTTACCTTTTTTTTTGGAATTTCTATTGATGGACCTGTGAAATCAGGAAGAGTGTTTTTCATAACATCTGGCATTTTATTTTCTAAACTTCCCATCAATCTATTTTTAAGTGTTCTCTCAAACTCTGGACTTTGCATATACCGAATTGCTACGAAACCAAAGGCAGCCATTGACCCCGATAATAAAAGAGACAATAATGAAGCTATCTGACAAATCTTTTGAAACATGATAAGAGAAGCTTTTTTAAAAGCATTAGTTCCTGTAACTATTATAACTTTCTGTGGAATCTGTGCATTAGCACCACTTTATGTAGGACTTTCTGTTATTTCTACCAAGGTACACCAGAAGTCTTAGTAGGAGTTTTTGATTCTGTTATTTGTGCAGCAATTCGTGTTTCAATAGTTGTTACTTCATCAGAGCCTAATGCAGCTTTTACCCACGCAATAGCATTATCT